GTAATATCAATAACAATAAATGCGTCGTATAATATTCCCCATTTGTATGCAATACTAGCTAAATCGTCGGGCGGTATCTTACCTATATACTCCACAACTTGTTCTCTATCGTCGAAATCAACAATGTTAATTGATGAATAATCCTCACTGTCACCTCTACTAACATCCACACCCATAATGTAACGATGTCCTTGTATTGGTTCCTTCCATTGCCAAAAAGTACCTTGCATGTATTTTTCTTTAGGAACCCTTATGTGATTTTTAGCAATGTGGTCTTGAATATCACTAGGTATAACACCATCTCCTGAACCTAAAAAGTCACACTCCAACTCCTGAGCAATCTTACGTCTATCATATTTGAATTTTTTAGACATAGATTCAAACCAAGATGAAAATGGTTTATACCCATCGTCTAAATGTTGATTGTAATCTTTTAGTTCAAAATCGTATTTTACTACCTCATCATCATTATATTGTTCTCTATTCAACATATAATGACAAATATCTTGACATTTAATCCAACGTAAATCTTTGGTATAACGAGGGTCTTTAAACCATCTTAAATCTGTAATATGGAAATCATTGATTCCACGTAATGCTTGATCATAAACACCGTAATATATAGGGTCAAAACCATTTGGGGTGGAGATTAGAATAATCTTACCACCTGTTGACAATGACGCCATAGATGCCGCCCAAAAATCATCTCCCGCTTCAATGTATGCAGCCTCATCAAAAACAAGTATTGTAGGTGTATAACCACGTAAGGCATCGGGTGACGTTGCCACAGCTTTAACCTCACAACCATTATTTAATCTAAATCTACTTTCGGAGTTTTTATCGGGTGAAAACCCAACATTAATCCAATCAGGCCATTGTTCTATAAAATGTCTAACTTTATTGGCCATCTCCACCGCAGTATCACGTTTGTTAGCGATAAGTAGAACCCTTTCAGGATTATCCGGTTTAGCTAATTGTAATTTTTTAGACAACCATGCTGCGGTTACCGTAGTAACTCCGGCTTGTCTATATTTTCTTGTAATATTTTCATTATAATCCTCGTAATCCTGAATCAATTGAATTTGGTCCTCAAACAAGTCCATTGGGACATATTTCTTCTGTGTGTTGTCAAATGTTTGAAGGTATGTTCTTAAGGCGTAAGGAGTATCTTTCATAATCCTCGCCAATTCTTTTAATTGCTCTATTTTTGAATTCATATATATAAATACAAAAAAAAGGGAGTTTAACTCCCTTTTGTATTATCTTAAGACTGGTTCACCACCATCGTCTTCATCTTCGTCGTCGTAACCATCAGGTAAATCAATACCTAAATTATTTAAAAATCCTTTTAATTCGTCGTCATTTTCATTATCGGTAAGATTATCCAAATCATCCATAAAGACATCATCTTCAATAGGTTCGTCATTAAATGTTTTATAAATGTTACCCATTAATTCATCCAATAATCTTTTACCATTTTGAGATTGTGATACCACTTCCTTCATGAATACTAAAAACTTTTTAGCGGGAAGTTTAATAATTTCAACAAACAAATAGTTTTGTAATTCAACTTTATTTTCATCTGTTAAAATATCATCAGGGAATTGAGAACGAACTCTATCCCAAATAGCGGGTCCTAATCTTAAATCCCAAACTTCTTTTTCTAAAGTATCTTCCAATTCAGAAACACGTTGATTTAATTCTTCATCTTCAGAATCTCCTTGATATGAAAATACTTCCATTATACCTTTAATAATTTCATGAACACAAATTGGGAAATTCACCGCTCTTACTTTAATTGTTGGAGGGTTGGTATTTCTATCTGTTTCTTCTTTACCACCAATTCCACCACCACCCATCATTCCTTGCATCATTTGGTCACTTAATTGCCAATATAACGTATCGTTGATTGACATTAATAAACCATAATCATTTAATAGGGTGTCTGAACCTGTTATTTGTCTAATTCTATCAGGAACTAAATGGTACATATAATGTCCTTTTTTAGAAGCACCTTGCATCATAGCATTGATAAATCTTCTTTTAGCTCTTTCTAAATTTAATTGTTCTAAATCGTTATACAATTCAACTTCAAGTTCGGTGTTTTCTATTTCAGGAGCACCCATTTGAGGTTCATCTTGATTTTGTTCTCTATTAAAATTATCAGTATTAATTTCACCCATACCAACTATTTTAACATCAAATTGAAAAGCACCTTCAGGTATACCCATTTCTTTTGTTACCAATTCAACAGCCAATTGTTCCAATTCTTCTCTATGATTTCTTTCAGCCGCAACAATATTGTTATGAGCGGACATCATAGATTGAACCAAAGGTCCAATATTAGAATCTGCGTTCATAGGTCTATTATTACCTGTGTATTGTCTAACTTTTTGAACTACTTGTCTATATCTTTCAGACGCTAAAACTTCTTGGAAATTCTTGTTTGGTTCTTCACCTGTTGTGGGTAAAGGTAATTTCTTTAATGGAGTTTCTCCACTTGCCAATTTTCCCGTTACATCATCATGTGGTCTATCGGGTGTATCATAATCCATTGCCATTTCATTAATGTTTTCTTGGATTAAAGATAGTAAATTTTTTTTAGAAAACTTCATTTTACTTTATTTATTTTCCGCTAAAGCCTTAGGGTTATGATTTGGTCCTGGTTTTGGAGTGTATGGTGTCGATGGTTTCGTACCTGGCTTTGTACCTGGCTTAGTCGTTGGTTTTGGTTTTGTTGGCGCAGTAGCAGGACCTGAAGATGTTATTGCGTCGTAAGACATAAACTCAGGAATACCGTTGTGACCTTGATTAACCTTAGGTCCAAATTTATGTGTCATTGTTTCAGACTCATTTAATTTAGTTTGAATAAGTTCCATAATTTCGTTTTTAGATGTAAAACTATGATATAAATTGCTTTCAGCCAAATTATTTACCCACTCTTTTACCTCATTTTTTTCTTTATTACAAGAACATTTACTCATTACTTTACCACACTCATCACATTTTTTAATATTTTTAAGTTGTGGAAAATCTTCTTTAGATTTTTCTAAAGCCTTTTTACTTCTATCATCATGATAGTTTCCTTCTTTTACATCATATTTTTTACCATCAACATTAAAAGTATCTTTATGTTGTGATTTAGCTTTAGCTAATTCGCCACTGAATTTATTACCTTCCTTTGTTTCTTTTGGTGTTTCTTTTTTATGACCATTAAAATTTGGTATAGGTGGTTTTGGAACTACATATCCTTTTTTCTCTTTTTCTTTATTTAATATTTTAAAGTCATCGGCATCAATTTTACCGTTATGATTCTTATCAATTTTCTTTTGATTTCCTTTTAATTCCTCACCAACTACATTTAAAGTTTGGGTTTTATCTTTTGCCGCCGCTTGTAAAGCTGGACTTTTTTGTATATTAGCCATAGTTGTTGTTATGGTTTCACCCAACATTCTTTCAGCCAATTGATTAAGTTGTTTGTCATTCAATTTAACTAAGGTTGTTTCAGATAGACCTTCTTTAATAAGTTTCTCAACAATTATATTTCTTTTCATATATTTTTGATTTTAATTTCTTCTTTTAGTAATATAAAACCTCTCGATTTTAGTTTCTTTGTAACACTTTCAATGGGTTCAGCAAACCTAAATGTTAATCTTTCTTCAACATTATCAAAGTTAAATTTTTCCCAAGCCATTGCTATTACACCATCCACAGCATCAATAACTCCGAAGTAATCGGAGTTTTGTATAAGTTCTAATTGTAAATCTGTATTTTTTAGTAAACCAACTACATCAACATATTCGATGTCAGGAGATTTAGTTTGTTGGTTAGACGATGCAGGAATAACAAACCATTCACCCATATCAATTTCAGTGGTCTCACTGAATACGAATTCGTATTGTTTTTGACCCTTGTAATCTTCTCCGATTTCATTGACATATATAAGATGCATTTTATTATTTAAAATATTTGCTCAATGTCTCACCAACAGCTTGGCTGATATTATTTTTTATTTCGTCTAAATCTATTTCTTTCTCTTCGTCAGTTTCCTTTGGTAAATAACTGTCTAAACTAACTTCATCTAAATCAGAACCAAGATTTGGAGCATTTATAAATTCATCTAATTTATTCATCGCTTCTTCACCTAAATCTGTATCGGGTGTAGGTTCTTCAGCTGGAGTTTCAGGAGTTTCTTCTCCCGATGGTATTTGTTCCCCACCATCTTCTTCATCTCTTTCAAATTTCTTACCAATTTCTTCAATATCTTCATCAGATAATTTTTCTAAGTCAACAGCCGAAATAATCATATTAAGAACATACTTAATATCATCACTTTCCATTCTGTCATGTAAATCTCTTAATTCTTGTCCTAATTTACCTGCGTATTTTTGAACTTCAGCCATGTAATCGGAACGTTTACTTGGTTCTTCACCACCCGTAGCATCACCATCCATTTGTGGAGCTGGTGTTGCGTCACCCATATCAGGAACTCCAGCAGCATCTGTAGGTACTTCTGGTGCTTGAGCATCAGGAGCCGCGGGTACTTCAGGAGCATCCATTGAAGGGTCAGCCATAGGAGCCTCATCTTGTGATGGTTTAGGTGCTTGTTTTAAAACATATTTTGTTGCCTCTTGTAATTCTTCTTGTCCTTTTAATAAGTCTAATCTTTTAAATGCTTCCGCATATGAAGAAAATCTATTTTTGTTTTTCATGAACATTCCACCGATATAATCAAGTGATGATTCATTTAAACCTCTTTTTACATAATACCCGTCTTTCTCTTTAACGATACCAAAAATACCGCCGGTTTTAGATTCTTTCACTAATTCCGCCTTAGATGACGTTGTAGATTTCTTATTGTTATAGTAGGTTAATTCAAGGATTCTTTTTAATTTGTCGTCCCCGTTTAATTTTTCACTACCTAGTGGTTTGTATTCTGCCATTTTATTAAATTGTTAAATAAACTTATTCTTATCCTATAAATACATAGATATATAGAAAAAAATAGGTGTAGCTATTGTGTTATGGACAATTTTTTATCTAATATGTCCGTTTTTAATTTTAAAAGTTTCTCAATGTACCCGTTTCTTCGTAATAGTTTGAATACTAAATTTTCATAACTGTATTCACCTCCAGACTCAAGACCACATTGTCTAAATTCTTTAATTTTAAGTCTTAATTTTTCGATTTTTGGTACTATATCTCCGTTATTCCCGTTTTTAACTAAAGAATCAATCTTTTTAGCATATTCTTCAGCCTTACCTAATATTTTATTATCGTCAATATTCGGGGTTTCTCGTTTTGGTTCAACTTCCCATTTATCATGTAAAACTGAATATACCCCTGAGGAAACATGTGGTTCGTCCACATCTTGAACATACAATTCAACATCATAACCTTTAATTACAATTTCATGTTTTTCATTCCAAACATTCTTTTTGGCGTCGAAAAATTCTTTAATAATTGTATGTAAAGCTACGGAATCCTTTTTGTGGTTTTTATTTATTTCTTCAAAATCAATAAGAATGTGTAAATCAACGTCCGAAAAATCAGACCAATTATAATTTGCTAATGAACCTGTTAAAACAATATCATGTACAAAAAACTCAACTCCAAGAGTCCCAATAAACTCATCAGATATTTCTAATAGTTTTTCTCTAATTTCAGAACGCATCTTTATACCGTCCTCTCCTTCTTCAAAAATTTGTGTAGATAGAGTATCTTTAGGTTTAAAAGAATTAACAATCTTCTTATCCCCTTCTTTGTCTTCAATTAATTCCTCGAAAAGACTCATTTGATTTTTTTATATTTATGAACTTTAGCGATATTCTCATTAAAGTGTTTTCCGTGGGATTCAGCAAGTCTGAACTTGGTGAACTTAGTACAAGGAACTTTATTATACTCATAAATAGAGCCGTTATTGAAAGTAACGGTTAAGTCTTCGGTTTCCGTATTAAAATGTGCGGATTTTAAATTAGATGAGTTTATGTCTACCATAATCATCTTTCCATCAATTTTTTCTGATACTATTGCCATATGTTAAATTATATACAATAAATATCAAAAAATAAACCCCCGATTTCTCGAGGGTTTATTTTAAAGTTAAATACTTTTAACTCGTCTTGTTTTGTACTGATTCACAATGTTCTCATTTAAGAACTTACCTTGTGATTTAGCCAATCTAAACTTTGTAAAAGTTGTAGATGGAACTCCTTGATACTCATAAGACTTACCTGTTGTAAAGGTTACTCTCATGTTTTCTTTTAAAGTGTCGTAAGATGCGGCCTTTAAACTTGTGGAAGTGATTGAAACTTCAATCATCTTACCATTGATTTTTTCTTTTTTAACTGACATGGTG